CACTGACTCGTGACCCACGCGTCGTACGGCACACCCTCGGGTGTCCAGCCTACGGCGTACGCGTGTACGTGATTGCCGGCATATGAGCACAGGACTCACAGTTGTTGCACACAGGTCTTAACCGAAACTAAGACCCGCGACTTCTGCGTCCATGTACTCTCATTGCTCTGCGAACATCGACGATTTCCACGAAATCGTAGATGTTTGCAGTCGTTAGAGGCGGCAAGTAGACATTATAAATGTCTTCTTGCGTCCTCGGTGGTTTCATATCAATCCGTTCGTCCCATCTGGGATAGGCGAGCGGATCGATATCAGTCTTCCATAAGAAAGTGTCTAGACTACCCTCGTCGACGAGGATTAGTCCATCTGCTTTCAAATCTTTTTTTATTACATCCAGAACTGGTTTCTCCATGGCATCCATGAGAAGCCAGTTGTGGATTGATATTCTACATATCATCTTGTCAAGAAATTTATTAGACGCAAGCCTAGTAAGTTTCCTGTCATCGGTGACAATTATTATGACTTCCTCTCGTGCTACAGAAATTTTCTGCAGTATGAAAGGATCGTCTTCTAGTAATTGTAGTGGTGGAAGCTCGTAAAACTCGTCATCGAGTATTGCTTGCCTCCATTCCACAAACCATAGATATAGCTCTTCCTCCGCACGCCGTTTAGGTGTGTCCGGAGGAATTCGCTTCCCAAATCTTTTGATATAGTCGAATTCCGGAATGTCAACATTCCGGGGGTCTGACCCCCTGAATTCGTCTATATCTTCTGTAAAATAGTAATCTACATCAAGTAGTGGGCGAACTGCCCACCGCTTTTTGTAGAACTCTTCTTTGAAGCGTTCACACACCTCCCGAGTTTCGGGAAGTGTGTAATTCTTCATTTCTGTACATCGAGAGAAAACCATCTCCATGAGGTCCGTGCCAAGGACCTCTTGAGAGAGGGTTTCAATCCTCTTCATGTATAAGTAAAGCGCCTCCACTTCTGACGAAGTGGTGAGGTGTTTACTTTGCACCAGTCTATCTAATACTCCCGGCGGGATCTTGTGTGCAAGATCCCGGGGGACTATTATAAAGTTTCTGATGGGGTCGTCCTCAGGTATTTGAAATACCTCAGTGACGGCCTCACTATCAAAGTGTCTCTCCATCGATTTAACGGAACGCATGTTCGTTAGGTTTTTGGGGAGATCTCCTAATATTTCTCGAAGAGCAGTAACGGTGACGTTACTAACCTTCGGGATTTGACTATAGATGGAATTTGCCCAGCTCTCTGTATTCCAGAAAGCTGGCATTTTCCCAACACTAAAGATTTGTCTCGGTAGATATACGGGCCTCCGCTCGTATCTCAAACCAAGACATATATCTTGCATAACCGAAGCTACTTGGAACAGGTGTCCTTCGACACCTTGTTCTGCGTACTCCGTATCTTTTCCAAGAAGAGTATACTTTCCGTCTTTGACGGAAGAGTAATCTCTTCGATCTTTTCTCGTATCTATGACCAATCTCATTTTGGGATGGTCAAGGTACGGGAGTAATCTATTATCCTTGAGCTTTGACGCTGTTCGCACAGTGTTAAAGCGATCAAGGGGAATATGAAACACTTCCTCGCAATAAGTTCCCCAGGAACTCGTTACGAAGAAGTCATCTTCAGATAGGTCGTATCCCAACATAGCTGCCGCTTTGTTGAAATACGATACCCATCGCATAATTTTTTGTGTATCGTCGGATCCGAGGATGATAGCAGTATCATCCCCGTTTCCGTCGTGTACAACTTTGACTGCAGGTTCCAACTTTGAGGCGTAAGCCTCACAGATGGGATGTGCAAGTGATAGATTCGTCTTCGTTAATGGATCCCCCATGGGGATTCCATTAACTTGGACCGAATTAAATTTCCCATTTATGTATATGTCCTTTGGACCAGGCCATATACATTTAATGGCATTATAGATATCACGCGGAAGTCTCATCTTTTCGAGGAGCCTTCCCGTGGTATAATGTGCTGATTTGAAGGTCGGTATATCGGTGGCTTTCCGCCAATCGATAGACACGACCCTCTTATTCTTTTCGAATAGGACGTGACCGTCAATCGGATCGAGGTGATCGATCCGACTGATGAAGTTCCATCCTAATCTTCCCTGGGATAATCCATTCTTTAAAGAGCGCATGCTCTTTATAGCCTGGATTGTCATATGTGAGAAAGGCTGTAAAAGTGCATCTTTGTAAAAAGATCCACTTTGTACAACCCTAATCTTAGAATTTTCGCGAATTGCCGCGACATTTGTTTTCCAAATGTCGGGGGAACTCGCTTGAATTTTTTGTATCGCTTTCCCGAATGCCCAGTTTCCAAGCTGGCCACCCGGGTTACTGATACTAAATTTTGGAATGGAAGGGAGATCTTCTACCTGCTTCAGGTAGCCGAACTTCCCCTCCTTTTGTTTGGAATTCTCAGTACAGGCACTCGTTGAAATCGAGATCCTGAACTGGGGATTCCCAGCTGCATTCGTAACGACCTGGTCCAGGATAAACTCGATTGCATCGAGTAGGTCCTGATCCGGGTCAAAAACTTTTTTGGTGGTGACCTCGGCGATAAATTCATCTATCGCCTTAGTCGCCATCTTATTGTTTCCAAGACCAGCTGCTCTGGACTGTGTGAAGACACAAGCCCGGAACATGTTGGCCTTTGAATTATTAGAGACGCGTAGATTGAACTCATTAACAATGAGTTGAGCCCACGCCATCGTCCGTTGTTCAGGTTTCGTCAGTGTTGCCTTCACTCCCGTGAAAGCACACTTACGTAACCGTTTCCTAAATGATTTCAAAAGGACCAGAAGACCTGCATAGTCTTGTAGTCCATTTGAAATCAAAGAGTTTGTTATCCGATCTGCCACGGTGTAAGCACCCCGTGACTGGTCGGATAAGAATATTTCGGGGTATGACATCATGATACATGATATCACACCATCCGTCGTATGTAAAATCTCCTTCAACACTAGAGCACCTTTACGGTCCACTAGTAGTCGATGGAGAAGATTTTTGTTGTGCCGTTTCAAGCGCTTGTACCAATGGGTACGAGTGCTTAAAATGGCGATTTGTTGTGGTCGCGTACAGAATGGAAAGGTATTACCTCCCCATCTGTGCTCCCACAGATTGTCGTAAACGTAGTCCCAAGCCTCCTCGAGGCCTGAGTCCGCGTTTCCTTTTAATCCCTCGGACAGACAAGAAACCAGGTTTTTAAACCTGGTCTCCCATCTGCCCTTAGGTACTGATGCCGCTTCCTCACGTAGATTTACGCTGAGAGGGATGCATCGATGGTAAAAAACCATGAAAATCTTCGGATTGAATTGGTGAAGATTAGCCGGAT